ACTACTACTACTACTACTACTACTACTACTACTACTACTACTACTACTACTACTACTACAGAGGCTGAGCGCTACAGCCCCAGCGCCAGCCCCCAGCGTAACAGTAGTAGCCCTTGACAAGACACCTAACCGATGCTGATAAACGACCGCACCAGCGCCCGCCTAAGCCCCGATAAAAAGCAAAGACACATAAACATATAGCCCTAACGCTAACCCCTAATGTCGCACAATAATAAGATAAAGGGCGTAAAGAAGCCCCGCCCAGACGGGCGGGGTGAGAGGGGCTAGAGCCTAGCCAGCAGGCGGGCGACCAGGTGGTCGGTGAGCCGATTAGTGGCTACCCGGGCGGGCTTACAGCCCCACCCGAACACTAATCCCCAGCCCCAGCCCCCAGCCAATAGCAGTAGCCCTTGACAAAGCACCCACTTGATGTCCAACAAGAACCCCCACCGCCCCAGCTTGACAGATCAACCAATTTATTGAATAAAAAACGTTTTTCAACCCATTTTGTAGATATAAAAACAACAACCTGACGTCATGACGTCAAGACAGGGGGGCGTCCCCACTACTGTAAAACGGGGCTGTGTCCGCCGTATAAAGCTAAAATATCTGGAGACATTTATTGAGGGCGTTGTCAAGGGAGATACCTACCCTCCCACAAAATACCCCCTCAGACCGCACCAGAGCCTCTGTACGGCGTCCTAAACAAAAAGATGGGTACATGCCCATCTCTAACAATAAAGCGACAAAACGGGCAGAGAATAAACCACACGGCATGTAGCCAAAACGGCTGATTATTGGCTATAATATGGACAATATGGCACTGAAAGGCACGACACTGACATTTACCAAGCGGGTTGAGGGTAAGCCGAACAGTATCGGTGAGCCAACCCATTCGCTTAAGACCATTAAAATTGACGATTGTCTAATCGAACCGCTCGTCGAACCGCAGTCAGCCCGTGAGCAACAGGCGGTGACGGCAGGTAAAAGGCTAGTCCGCATCCACCTTCCCAAAGCCGACGATAGCGACGTTAGTGATAGTGAGGTCACTTGGGATGGGCATATTTACCATGTCTATCAAGATGGCGACTCATTTATGGCAGAGAACACCCCTACAAGATGGAATAGATACTTTACAGCGGAGGAGATAAACGGATGAAACCCGGCAAGGCAACTGTAGAAGAGAACGTGTATATCTGGCTTAAAGAAGTGGCGGGTGGCTGGTCGGTTACTCCCGACATTCCCACTAAACGCCCCAATTCGTTCATCACCTTTGACAGAACGGGCGGTGGATATGGCGATTTAGTGCTGGACAGAGCGGAGATACTGGTAGAGGCATACGACAAGAACAGTCGAACGCTAGCCATGCAGGAAGCGCAGAAGATTGCTCGCACCGTCAACAAGTTATTAGAGTTTGAGAACGTAACCAGGGCAGAGGTAAATAGCATCATTCACCTGGACGACGCTATATCGGGCTATCATCGCTACCAGATATACCTCGACGTCTATCAGCGCATCACCATAGTTGACTGACAGCCACATCTCAATATGTTATGATTTATACATCAGCGACGGCTGAGTAATCTAACGGTCAAAGGAGTAATAAATGGCTAAGTTTTACACAAAACTCGAGGATGGGACGTATAAAGAGGTCAATGCGCTCAGCCAAGACGAAGTCGACACTATCGTACAGAAAAGGCTCGAACGTCAATCGGCTAAATACGCCGATTACGACGAGCTGAAAGAGAAAGTGTCGAAAATTGACGAGCTAAAAACCGCTCACACGTCCGAGATAGCCGAGCTAAAAGAGCAGTTAGCTAAGGCTACAGCTAGCTCAGCCGAGGCGAAGCTTGAAACAGCTAAAGAAAAGGCTATGCGAGAGTTTAAGGTGAAAGACAGCCTTGCCGAGTTTGTCACCGGCAATACCGAGGAGGAAATTAGAGCGAGAGCCGAAAAGTTGTCGCACGAAACCGTCCCAGGCGGAGCTAATATAGAGAAAGACAGCTCGACAGGTAGCAATCATCCCGATACAGGGATTAAGCAATTAGCCAAGGACTTACTCAGCCAAGAGTAAACAGCGTCATTGACGCATAATAGATAGGGAGAGAATAATGGCTACTCTAAAAGCAGGGACTCTTGATCTAGCTAACTATGTGAATAGCGAGATTTGGAGCAAAAGCATCAATGCCGGCGTACTGTCGCAATTGACTCCGACGGCTCCGGAACTAAAGGTCGGCGCAACCGATATCTTCACCTTTACCGGCACTCCGAAGGCGGAACTGGTCGGCGAAGGTGGCGAAAAGTCGAGTGCTGACGAAAAGCCCACCAAGGTGACTACCGGCACTTATAAAGTGCAGGTCACCTATCGATACAGCCAGGAGGTTCAGTTACTTGGGGAGGAGGGAAAGATCCAAGTAGTAGACGCCCTGGTCGGTCGTATCTTGACCGCCTTAAGCCGAAGCTTGGACTTGATCGCCATTCACGGTATCAACCCCAAGACCGGTGAGGTGTCACCCCTGGTCACCAGCTACCTGGACAAGGCAGGCTTTGCCAGCGCAGTCGAGCTGGACGCCCAGACCCCCAATGTAGCGTTGTCACAGGCGGTCGGCACGCTGATTAGCAATGGCTACCAGCCCACCGGCTTAGCACTTGACCCGCACTTCACCTACCGCCTGTCCCAGGTGGTAGACGCCCAGAAGCGCCCGTTATACCCTGAACTACAGTTTGGGCTTAACATGGACAGCTTCCAGGGGCTAACTGCTCGCTCGAGTGACACCGTTAGTGGTAAGAACGATATCAAGACCCCGGCAACTGCCAAGGACTTGGCTATCGTGGCTGATTGGAACACCTTCCGATGGGGTATCGCTAAGGAGATGGGCGTCAAGACCATTGAATACGGCGACCCGGACGGTGGTGGCGACCTACAGCGCACTAACGAGATTGCAATCCGTGGTGAGACTTACCTCGGCTTTGCATTTTTAGACCCGAAGGCTTACGTGGTCGTAAAGTCTAAATAGTTAGGCGAGCCTAGCGATGAAAGAGGGGAACGACTTCCCCTCTTTTTTAGTTTAAGCTATAATCAAGAGCATGAAAGCGGAGAAAGGAGCGCAACTAATCACCGATAACCAAAAAGGGTTTATCGCTGATATGGCGGTGGCTAAGCTAAAAGAGCTGAAAGAGCTGAAGGAGCTCGTCGACGCTAATCAGCTAACTAAAAAGCCCGTCCAAAATGCCGAAAGCTTGGATGAAATAGTAGCCGGCATGACCGCCGGCAACGCCAGTAGGCTAATCGATATCCTATCTCAAAAGCCAGCTCCTACCCGCAACAGTTACAGCAATAAACGTATGACCAAGATGGCAGATATTGTCGATGACATAGAACGTATCGTCGATGACTGGGACTTTAATAGCCTAGGGGGTAAATAATGGACTATACTGCCCTCACCCCACCCGTAAAGAAGAAGTTATTCGAGCTAATCAAGGTAATAAACAACCCTGAAGTAGCACCTGAAACCAGGCAATACAACCTGGAAGTAGCCCTGCGCCAGGTCGGCACGTCGGTCTATAACAAGATATTCGACATGAACGCTTGGGACATGGAGATAGCCGACGCTATCGGCGACGGGATACCCGATGAGATGGTATATGGACTGGCTAAAAGCGTCAGCGACTCGGTAGTGCTAGGCAATAAAGACGAGATAGATGCGCTGATAGAGGCATTCATCAATAATGCCGTGTCAATGGCGCAAAGAGACGCCCACAAGCTAGCCCGTGAAGCCGGCAAGCGTCCCGAAATACGGCGCTCAGTCACCCACATGAGTGCCTGTCGGTGGTGTTATGGGCTGGATACTAGAGGGAGCTGGGTATCAGACCCCGACCCCGACCTATTCAGACGTCACGCCCACTGTACTTGCATTATCGAGACCAGGGGGTGGAAGTCTCGCAACGGTGTCCTGGATAATTACGTTAAACCGTCTAGCAGGCGCTAAATAATTGATGTTATAATTGAAACAGAAATAGTAACGACGTCTACAGAGGCGGTAATGTCTGGTAATAAGTAGTTAAACAAGATGGACATTACGAGCAACACAATAGACCAGCTATCAAAGCAACTTCTAGACCAACTTGGTCAGCACTCTAACGATGTGGGGGTTAAGTATAGCTACTACAATGCCGACAACCCCACCAAGCCGATCGGGATTAGCCTACCTGTCAAAATGCAGAGCCTCAAGCCGGGAGTAGGCTGGGCTAGCCGAGCTATCACCACCCTATCCGACCGCCTAAACTTCGACGGCTTTATCAACGACAGTTACAACATGAACGCTTACTTCGAGCGAATAGGAGCGTTTGACATTATCGACGGGCTAATTATGGACACCATGGTGGCAGGGTGTGCCTTTGCCATATTCGACAAAGACCAAAACTCGGACGATTACAACATTATCCCATTTACCGCTAGAGAAGCTACCGCCATAGTCGACCAGAAGACCGGCTTGGTGACTAGCGGGCTAGCCGTGACGAAATGGTCAGAGTCGCCAAACGGGTATATCAATGCCAAGTTTATCGGGATGACCCCACGCAACTGGGTAGTGGTAACCCCATACATGACCGCCGTATATATTGACGGCAGGTTAAGCCAAGCGATACCGAACGTAACCGGGCGCACTTTCATGCAGGTGTTTACCAGGCGACGCAATATCTCCCGCCCACTGGGCAGAAGTCGGATATCAAAGACGGTAAGAGAAATAGTCGATGAAATGGCTCGAGTAAAGCAACGTCAAGAGGTGGCGGAGGAGTTTTACTCTACCCCGCAACGCTATATCAACGGACTTGCTAATGGGGCAAAGAAAGATAAGAATGTAGACCTGGCTATCGGTAAGATGATGACTATCAGCAAAGACGAAGATGGCGACAAGCCCGATATCGGACAGTTAGCGCAGATGAGCATCTCGGGCTTTGCCGAGTCAAAGAAAGACCTGGCTCGAGACTTTTGCGCTGAAACGGGACTTACCTTGCGCAACCTGGGCTATGAGACAGCCAACCCGACCAGTGCCGAGTCGCTTCGAACTATGAGCGACGACCTACTGCTGGAAGCGCAGGGGTGTCAGAAAGAGCTGGGCAAGCAGATTAAGCAGATGGCGATTACTTTGCGAATGGCAAGCGACGCCAACTCACATATGCCGGAAAGCATGCGCAACCTCACCCCAACCTGGTCGCCCCTATTCCAAGCCGATGTCGGAGCGATGGGCGATGCGGCCTATAAGGTACTACAGGTAATGCCCGAACTAGCAAACACCCCGATGATATACAATATGCTGGGAATTAGCCCTCGAGAGATGGAGCAATTACGCCGGCAGAACTCGAATAAGCGCCCCGCCTTTGTAGCTGACGCCAACCAGATAGGCAATAACCAACCAACCGCCCCTACTAAACAGGAAGGAGCAACCGATGCATAACATAGCTAACGTGATATTCGCTAATGCCAGTGAGTTAGGGAGTATCGTCGCCCCTATTCTAATAGCGGGAATGTGGCGGATCATCGACAACGACCGTAAAACTACCGAGACTAAGATTAGCGAGATAGCCTCGAGCATCGAACTTCTGAAGCAGAACGACCTAAGTATCATCAAAAGCAAGATACACGAGCGCATAGAGCGATGCTTATCCGACGGCAAGGTTGACTATCAAGAATTACAGGTGATAGAAAGCCTTTATGACCGATATCGACTACTTGGTGGCAACTCATTTATCTCTACCGGGATGGAGAAAGTCCGCCAACTGCCCGTAGTCGGTCTGGATAATAAGGTGGCGACCTTGGAGGAGGTAAAACAACCGTGAAACCATACGCAACAGTAGCTGATTTAGAGAAGTTTTGGCGTTTACTAACCGCCTCAGAGAAGGAGAGAGCGGAGTATCTAATCAAGCTCGCCAGCAACCAGCTCCGCCAGATAGCCAAGAATATCGGGCAAGACTTAGACGAGATGATAAAGAACGGGGAAGTTTTGGAGGATAGCGTTAAACTGGTGGTGATGGAGGCTGTCAAGCGGGCGATGCTAACCCCACTAGATAACCCACCGGTAAACAGCGCCTCATTCGGACAGACGGCGGGGCTATATTCAGAAACCCAGCAATTCACCTATACTAACCCGGCAGGGGACTTATGGTTTAAGGGGGCGGAATTGCGTCAACTGAAATTGTCGGGCGTTCAAGCGGTAGGGTCATTAATTACAACAAGGAGGACAGATATTTATGGCGAATAAAGTCTATAACATGGCAGGAGGGCTACACTCAGCCAGTGCATACACCGCCTTTGAAAACGAAGCACTGGGCGGTAATGCTGTCGCCAGCTATGACGCCCTAAGGGTGTCTACCACGGGAGGGATGAAGGTTACCGTCGCTAAAGGCAATGCCCTAATTAGGGTGGATAGTGAACTATCACGTCGGGTGGCGCTAACATCACCTGTAGATATAACTATCACTACCGCTGATACGACCCTACCCCGTAAAGACCTCATAGTTATTTACATCGACTCATCGGTCGCCCCCACCACGGATAGCCAAGATAACGTCAATAACATGCTGAAGCTCGTCGCCGTTAAGGGGACACCAAACGTATCGCCCCAAGCCCCCGACGATAACGCCGTACTACAGGCTATCGGGGCGGGCAACCCGTTTATCAAGCTAGCTCAAGTGACCGTGCCGGCGGGAGCGACCAACCTGAGCAACGACCTAATCCTCGACGTCAGACCGCACAGGAGTGAGCTATACCCGGCATCGCCGTATATAGCAATTAGACCAAGCCAGCCATGGGATATTCGAGCCGATGGGCAACAGATCCTTATACCAGAACTCAATAAAGTGACCGCATCATCGTCCAACGCATACGATTATTACACGATAACTAATAATGCGACCGTACGGATCAGTAAGCCTGGGATATATCTTGTCACCCTACTGCTCGGGACGAAAGAGTCCCACGATGTGCTGGTCATCCTGAGCGTCACCCCTCCCACCCCAAGCCAGCCAGGGGATATTATTTACTTAACCACCAAATCAATCCGGTCAACCGGCTATAACGTGTATGGCTCTACTGTGCCGATAGCGATTACGTCTCCAGGGCAGGAGGTGAGAGCAAGTATCGAAAACCGTGGCATAAATATGACCATACTACCGAGCTGGACAACCATGAGGCTCGTCCGTCTTGGCGACATTTACAACTAAGGAGACCGCTCGGAGATGGCACAGCAGACGGCAAGCACCCTACCTCGCTATGGTAGCCAAAAGCCACGCATTGATATCTTTCAGCAAGGCGACCCATACCTGGCTGATATTGGCATTGAACTGATGGAGTCGTATGGCGATAAGCTCCTGCCATGGCAGGAGGACACCTTGCGCCAGTGGATGATGCAAGACGACAACGGCGACTGGTCAAACCATGAGTGTGGGCTATTGTTACCACGCCAGAACGGCAAGACGTTTTTACTTAGGAGCAGGATTATCACGGGTATGGTGTGTGAGGGAGAGACACTAGTCTACACCGCTCACACCGTCGTCACCGTAAACGAGATTAAGCGTCTTGTCTTTCAGTTTTTCTATGGAGCAAAGCAGGAATTGCGCAATATGCTCACTGATGAGTTCAATAACGAGCCGAAAAGCCTCGACTATATCGAATTGCGCAATGGTGGACGGTGTGTCTTTAGGACAAGGACGAGAGACTCTGGACTTGGCTTTACTAATGACACCCTAATCATAGATGAAGCGCAGGAGCTCACAGACGCCCAGGAGGAAGCCCTCCGACCGACAATCTCGGCGGGGCGAAACCATAACTATCAGATGATTTATGCAGGCACACCCCCACCGGCAGGGGCTAGAGGTACTACATTTATGCGAGTTAGGGAGAATACTATCAGCGGTAAAGCTACTCACGTAGCCTGGCGGGAGTGGAGTGTAGAGACCGTCACCGACCCGAAGGTCAGACAAGCCTGGTATGACACTAACCCCAGCTTGGGCTATTTTCTGCAGTTAGGTGCGGTCGAAGCCGAGTCAAGCACCATGAGCTTGGATAGTTTTAATAAGATGCGTCTAGGCTGGGTGAGAGGGGTAGACTCGGATCGAGCTTTTAAGACTGAGGAATGGAATAAATTAGCGGTTAAAGAGGTAGTATTGCCTGATAAGCCAAGCCTTTGCTATGCTGTTAAGTTTTCACCCGACAGAGCCTTCGTCAGCCTAGCCGTCGGGGTGGTTATGCCCAATAATAAGATCCACGTCGAGCTAATCGACCGTAGACCCTTGCAGGCAGGAATTAGCTGGATAACCAGGTGGCTACTACCACGCCGTGATAAAGCACAGAAGATAATCATCGACGGAGCATCAGGTACACAGCTCCTAATCGAAGACCTAATCCGAAGTGATAGACGGATGAAAAAGAAGATCCTCACCCCCAACGTCAGAGAGGTCGGGGCAGGTTTTGGGGGCTTTTATCAAGCCGTCAAGAACAAGACAATCACCCATTACAATCAGCCCGCCCTCAATATGGCTATTAGGGTGGCTAAAACCAGGGATATCGGTAGAGATGGGGCTTTTGGCTTCGCCTCAATCAACCCCGAAGTACAGACCGACCCCGTAGAAGCCGTCGCCCTAGCCCACTATGGTGCTAACCGTTTTAGGCGGGTAATAGCAGGTAATGACGGTGAGACTCAACAAGAAGTGATGCTCTGGTAAAATATTGGTATGAGTACTACAAAGAAAAGTGCCCGCAGAACAAGAGACACGATAGTTAGAAGATACGGTCGAGGCTTCTATCAGAAGATAGGTCAACAGGGCGGAGAAGAAAGCAAGGATGGCGGGTTCGCCTCTCGTAAGCGAGGTAAGGACGGTTTAAGAGGTAAGCAACGAGCCAAAGTGGCAGGGGCAAAGGGTGGACGAGCCAACCGGGGCAAGACACTCAGACGCAGGCGTAAGTAATGTTATAATTCATCTAAGCAGAGCCAACTATGGTTGTGCCGTTAGCCAATAAACAGGAGTAAAACAATAATGGCTAATAACAGTTCAAACGTATCATTCGGTAAGCCTAAGGTGACGGGAGGCTTCTATTACGCCCCCGCAGGGACACCCGTACCGACCGACGCCACCACCGCACTGAATAACAAGTTCGTCAGTGTCGGCTATATCAGCGAGGACGGCTTAGTAAATACCGTCTCGACCGATAAGGAAGAGGTCAAAGCATGGGGTGGCGACGTCGTAGCGACCGCTCAGACCAGCTTTAGCGACACCTTCGCTATCAACCTGCTGGAGACCGACGTCAACGCTCTGAAGCTGTACTTCGGAGACGGTAACGTCACTGCCGATGCAGGCGGAAAACTGACCATTAAGATGAACAGTGCTGAGCTACCCGAGGTAGTCGGTGTAGCGGAGATAGCTATGACGGGCGGACGGATTAAGCGTATCGTAATCCCACACGCTAAGATTAGCGACCGCTCGGGCGATATCACCTACACTGATGGCGACGCTATCAGCTACCCGGTCAATATCACTGCCCTGCCCGACGCTAGCGGTAACACCCACGTCGAGTATATCGCCAAGCCGACCCCCTAGTGGAATAGTAGGTAGATAGTCGCACCCTAAGCCCCGTTGTCGGGGCTTATTGTTTTTGGTAAAATATAACCACTAATAAAGAGAGGAGACCACATGAGTGTCAATCAGGACGACAAGCTAAAAGGTGTAATCGAAGTGGACGGATACGAGATGACTGTCGACGCCAGCCCGCTGGATGATATCGAGATGCTCCCCAAACTAGCTGAGCTGACGAAGGGAGAGAATATCGGACTGATTAAAGAGCTGTTAGTCCTTATTCTGGGTGAGGAGGGATACCAAAAGACCTATGCCCACTTTAAGGCGGAGCGTGGTCGATTGCCTATCAGCGTAGCCTCAGAGATTGTCGAGAAGACCACCAGCCTGATAAACCCAAAAGGTTAGCCCTACTATGGGCAGAAGCTAACGCCCATGATGAGCTGGAGGCGGACTTTCAGCAATACTATCACCTTGATATCGCTAAGGTAGAGCGTGGTCGTAAAGCTAGGCTAGCTAGCCAGCTACCGCTCGATAGTCGGACTAAGACAAGGTATAGTCCGGCTAACGCCTGGACGAAACAAGAGTATCTACTGCTAGCTATGACTAATAGCCTAAACTTTATCGCTTGGACTAAGACCAAGCAGGCTAGCCGTAAGGGAGCTAAAGCACCCGAGCCATTCGACCCGCCCGAGCTAAAGAACGCCAGACGTAAACTGGAACGGCTGAAACGACAGGCAAAAGACGAAACGGTCACTATGTCAATTGACGACATGAAAGCATTCTTGAAACGTCCTCGGGTATAATGGAGGTATGGTAAAGCGAAAATACGCCAACTTCTGGCTAAACCTCGACGGTGGCGCTTACGTCCTCCAGGAAATGGCACAAGGGGTGGTTAAGCAGTCAGCTCAAGCTATCCAGGCTAGAGCAACGTCAATAGCCCCCAGCGTAATGGCAAAGAGCGACAGGGTAGCACCACCGACCTTCGAGGTGGAGACTAAGCTCAGGACAAACAGTCGTGGCATTCGTGCCGTGGCGATAGTTAGAAGCGTCGGAACGTCTCGTCAGATGTACTTGGCGGGTATGGCGCTAGCTAAGAGTGTTAATGCCGGCAGAGTAAGGTCGTAATTGATGTTATAATTGAAACAGAAATAGCAACACGTACAGTATCGGCTAAGCTGGGTTAACAAACAGGGAGATATCCTTAGTGGGAGCTAGACTCGGTACAGCCTATATCACAATTGCCCCGGACATGACGGGCTTACAGGGCAAGATTGCCTCCAGGTTTAATTCGATTGGCAAAGAAGCCGGCTCGCAGATGAGCAACGGCGTGCAAGCGAGTGGGAAGAAGTTCACGTTCGGTATGGCGTCGCTATGGGGCATAGCCTCCAACCTAGCCTCTCGTGCTATCGACGGCATGGCACGTTCATTCAGTGCCGGCGTACAGCGTTTTGACACAATGAACAATTACCCCAAGATAATGCAGAACTTGGGGTATTCGGCTCAAGACGCTCAAAAGTCAATCCAGCAGATGTCCGATGCGGTAACAGGGCTCCCGACGGGGCTCGACGACATCGCCACCTCCACTAAGATGTTCGCTCCGATGAGCAAAGACCTGAACCAAGCCACCAAGACAGCTATCGCTCTAAATGACGCTTTCTTGGCATCAGGGGCAAGCACCGTCGACGTCGAGCGTGGTATGCGCCAGGTAAGCCAGATATTCGCTAAAGGTAAAGTGGACTTGCAGAGCTGGCGCACCTTACAGGAGACCATGCCCTCCGTACTGTCGCAGGTATCTAAGCAACTCGGGGTAGAGAGTGGCAACACTACCGAGCTGTACAATCGGATGAAGACCGGCAAGATATCGATTGACCAGTTCAGAGACGCCCTCATCCAAATGGACGAAAAAGGCGGGGCTGGCTTCAAGAGCTTGCGTGATCAGGCATTTGACGCCACAGGTGGGTTGCAGACCTCGCTCGAGAACCTGAGCAACCGCATGGCTCGCCTCTGGCAAGCAATCCTAAGCGGTGATGGGATATCAAGCGCTCTAGAGGGGGTATTCAGCACTATCAACGGGCTGATACGCAAGTTCATCCCCATGGTAACCAAGATGATAGCCGAGGGGTTACCGCAGGCTATCACCAGTATGATCAACGTCGTGCAGACCCTTGGAGCGTCAATCTTGCCATTAGTGCCCGAATTATTACAAAGCCTCTCAGGGGTAGCATTGGGGCTCATTGATGGGCTTATCGACATAGTCAAGGTAATGGGGAAGCAACTGCCGGAGATAATCCAAGAAATCGTAATGGAGTTAACCAGCGCCGGCGTAATCCGAGGCATTGCCAGTAAGCTGGCTGAACTAGTCCAGGCAATAAGCCAGACACTACCAACCCTAATCCCGATGCTAATCAAGGGGATAGCTACAATCATCGAGGAGATAGTCATAGCCCTGCCCCGCTTCCTGCCGGCATTAGTACAAGGACTAATTACCCTCATTACGTCGTTAGCGCAGGGGATTAATCAAGCCCTACCGATAATAGCGGCCGCTGTGCCCCAGGTAATCGATGCTATCGTCGGAGCACTTCTAAACGAGACGGCAATCACCGCCCTACTTCAAGCCGGTATCCAGCTACTGATAGCTCTCATAAACTCAATCCCATACAGCATCGAAGCGATATCCAAAGCCCTACCGACGATAATCGATGCTATCGTCAACACGCTAACCAGTCCTCAGTTTATACAGATGATGATAGATTGTGGCGTTAAACTAATCATAGCGATAGCCGACGCCATAGGGCGCAGTATATGGGCAATTACCAAATCAGCCGGCGAGATATTGGGCAAATTCTTATCTGTACTATCGCCCGACAAGCTGATTGATGTCGGCGTAAACCTGGTTAAGGGGTTGTGGGGCGGGATTAAGAATGTAACCGGCTGGATTATCGATAAGATAAAAGGCTTCGGCAAATCCATTATGGACGGCATTAAGGGCTTCTTCGGCATCAAATCACCATCCAAGAGAATGGCAAACGAAGTCGGTCGATATATTAGCGAGGGCTTAGCCAAGGGTGTCGTCGATAATGTCGACGTGGTCAATAAGGCTATGGATACATTGAGCAACGAAATAATGAAAGATAGCTCAGCCTTGACCGTAGGGGCTAATGTGGCGGGAGCATATGACCCGCTAGCTTCAGGTGAACCAAACCCCGGGGCAATCTACCCCAAGGTAATCGTCAACCAGAATATTGACAAGGTGGGTAATCAAGTGGACGTAACGGAGCTAGGATACTTAATGGGCTATCAGGCAAGCCAAGGAGTTAAAGGAGGGATAGCGTGAGATTAATCATCGGTGATATCGACTTAAACGATGACAAGAACGGCTGGACTATTCAGCCCGAGCTGGAGGGCTTCGCAGGACTGCCACCTCTTCGTATTACCGACGGGCAGAACGCAGGACAGGACGGAGGCTGGTCGACCACCCCGTTTTACGACGCTAGGAGCTTAAACATAAAGGGCACTATCTTTGCCCAAACCGTAACCGAGCTGGAGGAAAAGCGACGCCAACTCACCCAGTTAGCCGGCAATCGCCAACAGATGATGCTTACCTGGGTAACCGACGGCGGGTATAGCTACTCCATACTGGCTAAGACCACTGCCTTAACCATGGGGGTAACCACCACTAAAACCATACAGCCATACCAACTGGTAATGCGAGCTGATGACCCAACTTGGTACAGTAGCGACGGAGCAGGTGGAGCAGTAGTCGCCACCCTGAGACGTTATCAGGAGGGCGGAGGCTTCACTATCCCATTCAAGATACCGCTAGCAATCTCACCGGACACCCCGGATGCCCCGATAAACAACTCGGGCAGTACAGCCGTTTACCCAATCATTACTATTACCGGGATAGCTCACTCACCCAAGATACTTAACCTAACCACCAACCAATATATTGAAGTGATGGTGGATACTAAGGATGGCGACACCTTAATCATCGATTGCTCACCGACCAGGCACACCGTCACTATCAACGGCGGGAATGTCTACCACGGTATAACGGCCGGGAGTCAATTCATCCACCTTGACCCGGGCGATAATAAGTTGCGCCTCATAACCAAGCTGGATAGTGACACGGCAGTGGCTAAGATTAGGTATAATAGTGGCTACATAGGGGTGTAGGTATGGCTAAGTATCAAATCGAGGTATGGGATAAATCAGGCAAACTGCTGGGCGATATACGCCCCGTCTGTTCGGGCTTACAATGGTCAAGAGAGCGAAACGAAGCCGAGAGCCTATCGGTAACTATCAACCAGGAGAACTATAACAAGCTCCTGAAAGCCATCGGCTATGGCGACTCACCGCTAAGTTTTATCGAAGCGGGCAGGACAGACCTGAGGATAAAACGTAACGGACAATATCTATTCGGAGTAAATGTTATCAGCATCGACTATAATGGCGACGCCAACGATATCACTAAGACCATCAACGCCACAGGCTATCTCAACTACTATGCCCACCGTTATGTAACAACAAGCTACCATCAAGTACCACAAGAGGAAATCCTCTATCATGTAATCGAGCTAATGAACCGAGGACCCAACGGCGACTATGGGGTTAGGCGAGGCTTTACCAGGATAGGCAAAGCATATGTTCGAGATAGAACCTATGACACCAAAGAGGTAAAATCACTCTTTCAGCAAATGTCTAAGGTAATCGGAGGGTGTGACTTCGAGTTTACGGCAGATAAGAAGCTAAATATCTACAGCGCACAAGGGGTATTTAGAAGTGACGTCAGGATACACTACCCCGGTAATGTCGCCGGCTTTCAATGGACAAGAAGTGTCGACAATGTCGCTAACGTAATTATCGGTAAAGGTAGTGGTAACGGCGACGATTGCGTAACGGCTCAAGCGGTAAACGACCTGTCGGGCGGGTACTGCTACCGACGAGAAAAGGTCGTCACCTATAACTCGGTTAAGCAATATGACACTCTAAAGCAACACGTCGACAGTATCTGTAATAGTATCGGCATGCCCTTTGAGATACCTAGTATCACCCTAAAGAATGACGTCGTCGACCTGAACCAAATCGGGGTGGGTGACACGGTAGACGTCGACCTCAGTAAGTCGGGCGACGCCGACCTGTCACGTATCAAGGGAATGTATCGAATTGAACAAATATCATGCAGTGTAGATGAGAATGACAGCGAGAGCGTCACCCTAACATTCGACGATTACAACATCGAGGATATTATCGCTAACCAAGACCAGGAGTAGCATGCGCCAACCAACCACATCGATAACTGAAACGGTAGCCGAGCTGGTAACGAGGAATAGAGAAGCCAAGGAGGCGCAGTTTATTAGCCAGGATAGCGGGGTCTTAGGCTATGTCACTAGAGAGACCACCTGGTCGAAATACATCCCCGGCGGAGTAAATACGACCCTGTTCGTAGAATGTGAGTTTTTTGGTGGAGAGAGCGGGTCGACCCCGGCGCAACCAACCGTCATATACCCGTACATCGACTTTTACCAACATGACAGCAACCGACGGAGCTACCCGTTTATCAATCAAACGCTAATGATATGGCAAAACCAACTACCGCTATATGGCGATAACGGGACGCAGGTCGGCACGGCCGTCCTGGACGGCAACTGGGAGTCATGGAATGGCAACCGACCGTATTATTACAGCGCCAACATTATCCTGTCCACTCTATGGAGCGACGCCTTTATTACCGTAGTAAGCAGTGTCAGAGCCACTAGACGTGGTCACGTCAACATAAAAGTAACGGAGACCCATTTTTAAGGAGTAGCATGCGCCAGCCAACCACATCGATAACCGAAACGGTAGCCGACCTAATAACCGATAACAACGAGTCGAAGAATACTCAGTTTATCGGTGATAACCAGGTCATATCCAAATCGGTAACGACCCCCAAGCAAGAGGTGGGGCTATCATCGCAACCCGGCTCATATCGAGGGCTAGCTATCTTTAAGATAACTATCACCCCCACTAAGCTCGAGAAGGGGAATATGTTCATCAGTAACCTAACCCCTATCGTCACCGACCTGGGAGGCAATCGTCGTACCATGCTGGTTAACGGTAACTACAACGATTACGGCATGTCGGCAAGCCGTATCCTGATGAATGACCCAAGCAGAGATACATGGTATGTGTGGCTATCAGACTTAGCTCAGAACCGTTACTTCGTATCATTCAGGATAGCTACCACCAGCCAAGTGTCGTACAATATTGAGAGGATAGCTTAGCTATGAGAGATAGTCGCCACTTCTTCCCGGATATGGTCGCCACCCTGAAAGCCGACGCCGACGACAGCAAGTCGGATCAGTACTATGGAGCGGATGCCCTCAGGCTGAAGAGTTATTCATACAACCTGCCAACCCAAGCCCATTGCGAGGTTATAGCTACCCTGGTAGAACCGAAGACGTCGGATGTGCTGTCTGTAGCGGGGGCGCTGGATAAGTACTATGACGAAGCCAATCACTGCTACATTTACGGCGCCATAGGAGGCTTTGACAATAACAACAAGATAGCAATCCACATCGTTTATTTTGGTAGAGTTAATTTTGAAGTAAGGAGGTTAAACTAATGCCTAAACATAGATGGCACGTCCTGCCCGATGGTACAATGTGGAACCCTGATGCGTGGGAGAAGGCTCGCAAGAGGGTGCTTGACCTAGCGGGCGACGATATTCATTGCGCCATATGCGGTAAACCGCTTGACAAGAATGCCCCTCGCTGTACCGCCCAAGCCGTCGAAATAGATCACATCGTACCGCTAGCTAGAGGTGGTGCACCGTATGAAATATCGAACCTACAGACGCTGTGCTTTAGGTGTAATCGGCGCAAAGGCAAGCGAATGGACAGCGACCACATGGAGTTAAACTCGGATTGCCCTATACCGCTAAGTAACGCCTGGTAACCACCCCTCCCACAAAACACCCCCTCAGACCGCACCAGAGCCTCTGTGTGACGTGATAAATAAAAAGATGAGTATATACTCATCTTTAACAATAAAGCGATAAAATATCTCGGACTATATCACGTCAGACTCGCCGATATTGCCGGGCATAACTTCATCAGCTAAAAAGTCGTATAAATCATTAGTCGTCTTAATACACCACTTCTTGCCGTCGGCGGTCACCGTGCAATCATCGTAGGACGCTTCGCCCGCACTAGGACAGTCCCATATCCACCAGCCGACATAGTTGCTGGCGGGATAGCCGAAGATATCATCGATGATTGACAGAATGTCCTCACTTAGCCAATCACTCATGAACTCACAATCACCCGTCTTGCCCTTCGGGGCGGTGTATTTATTGAGAGCCTGAGTAAACTCTCTGTCCCGTTTTGACTGTTCAATGATGATATTTACCAGTTTAGAAAACGCTTGTCGGGTCATCATCGGTATCTTCTTGTTCATTAGTCCCTCCTAGGTAGCTATCAATTATTGCCTTAGTATTATCAAAACCTACCCCAAAATAAGCCTCGTACCCTTCCATTTTAAGCTTCTCCAACATCTCCGCCTGCTCGGCCAGATGAGAGGTGAGCCAAGTGCCGTCCTTCTTCTTTAATTTAGTGCCCTCCTTTTTCAATTCAATAAATAGCCCACCCTTGCCGTTCATCATCTTGGCAATAAACATATCAGGGTAGGCTCGACGTCCACCATTCTGTTTACGTTGCACATTAGCTTGATACCTGGTTAGTCTCACCCCCGAGCCATAGTCGGAGTGAAAAATGACGTCAGGGTATTGCAACCTGAGGTAATAAGCTACTTGCACTTGTAAATCAGCCTCGGTCATTTCAGATACTCAGCCAGATACCCTTCCGTTTTCAAATGAGTAGCCATCATCGAATTGCTAACCCAGTCATGCAACTTCATCAAGCCATATATCCCTACCGCACTAAACTTAGTTAAGCCACAATCGTCGTACATGCAATCTAAACCGTAGCCATCCTCTAATTTAATGCTTCGACAATACCAGTCACCGGCTTTGTCTCGGCAGACTATCAGACAATCAGCGGGGCGGAAGCTATACTCTACATAGTAGATAATCTCGTCAACGTCGATATCTTCAAAGAGGGTATCCATAATCTCGTCCTGCTCATACTTGCGTAGATTATCCTGCAGGGGAGTCCATTTTGGGCTATTGGCGTCGCTTCCTGTCGGCTTACACGCTTCTTGGGCAGTCGCCACAATGGCTTCTACTGTATCGTTAAGCTCGTCGAACCGCTCGCCGACAAGCTCAACCCCATTAGCCAGGTCAGCGTCATTGTATTTAGCGACATGTTGCTTTAATACTTTAATAGTCAAGTGACAATCATCTCTGCTAATGCGATATTGCCCAACAAGTCTATCCAGCTTCTTAGTCCGATTATCCTTCATTCTTCTTCTCCTTTCTTAAACGTCTACTAATCATATTAGCTCCGTACCCCCTGTCGTGTGGCGAAAGGCGTCTTATTACACTATTGAGTGAATACTCGCCATCGTCAAAGTCGAGCATCGGATAACACCTAAGTAACGCCATCCGATATGTCGAACCATGCTCGCCATTGAGCTCGCATACCAGTACCCCTCGTTTGAGCGTTAGGTTATAAGGGACGTGATACCACGCCCTGCGCACAGAGGCGTGAGGCAACGCTTCGGATACCCAGTGTCTAACCTCTAGCGGGTCTAATAATAGCCCACCACCGACACAATACACGGAGTACTGTTCCTCGTCTATTTCTGGCTGGCGACTATCGTCAAGACAGTCGTCTAAAAGTTCCGACACCTCTCTAAACCGCATCGATATCTCTTGCACGGTTTTAGTTAGGTCGTCGAAGCACTTGGTTAGCTTATCGTAAGCATCCCTCATTGCGTCCGTATCCATGCCGGCGATGGCGTGCTTAAGCATATCCAGCGTCATACGACAGTAATCCTCAGACTCACGATAGGCGGGCATTATGTCCGTATAAATGGTCTTGTATTTATTCTCACTCATCGTGCCGTATTCCTCAAGCTCTCTTTTAGCTTCTTAATAGTCGTCGGCTCACCAGCGTTATAACACTGGTGATTGACCGACCATCGACCACCCAAGCTCTCACACTGAGCCTGGTCTTCGTCGGGCAGGGTGGCACTATGAATAGTGTCACGGGCAAAACATATCGCCACGATCACCAGCCCCGCTATTGCTACTATTCGAACAATCTCGAGCAACAGCCCTATCACACACGCTAAGCCAAATCGTGCTCCGTCGCCACCTTTTATCATTTTCTCTCTCCTTTCTTCTTGCTTAAATCTTTACACTGAGCGCAACAGCCGTCTATCTTCTTTTGCCTCTCTCTTAACGCGTCGTCGGTTATGAAGAAGGCGTAGGCGCATATCATATAGATGAATGCTAACGCCAGCACCACGACGCAGGCACTGCCCATAAAATCAACAAAGTTAAAGTGTCTTTTAGTCTTGGTCATCTCTTGTCGCCTCGTCTAAACCGAAATGCTTCATCATGTAACTAGCTATCTGTTTAGCCCCGTGATAGCCACCTTTAGCTAAGGCGGGAATTACTTCGTGTAGGGCATAGACCTTATCGCTCTTTTGAGTGACAACAAGTTTTTTGTTGCTCGATCCACGCTCAATCCGAGCGATACGCCAAGCCCCGCCTCCTAACTGGTAGACAAACGTGCCATATCGATGGTCGCTACTATCATCGATGTAGCGAATAACTGAGACGTCAGAATACTTAACAACGTCTATGTCTGTCCGGATGAGCCACGCCGTCCGCAAGTGTTCAATATCCGTAGCTTCGGCACCAAGGTCATGAATTACCACCACTCTTCTCCTTCACGCCGAGATATATCAGCCAGTCGTCTTTATGTTCTTTGATGCTTATCTTAGCGGACTCACAGTCGTCAAAATATAACGCTCTGTCAGCGACATAGTTATCAAGGCTATAAACCTGACGCGCCATCAATTCGCAACTATCTTTGTCAAAAGTAACGTTATAATAGGCGCTACCTTTGTCTGCATCAGACGCATTCATGAATATAGCTCCACTTTCAATCAACCTCTGTCGAGCTTTGAGCCAAGCAACCATAGCTTGTGCATCTTCCTTGGTCTTAAAGCAATTACCGAGCGCAAATCTGTTGTTGTCGTAATTCGTAGTAAGACAAAATGTGTCCACGTCAACGTCCCCTGCATCATCTATAAAATAGTAGTGCTCGTGTGCTTTTGGCTTCCAATAATCGCCATCACCAACCTTATCTAATAGGTCTGGCTGTATTTTAGCAAGCACTAGCTTACCGTCAGCTAGCTCACCGTCATCGTTGACGAGCTGATACAAATTACCATAACTACTTGCAGTGAACTTCTCGCCAGCCTTAAAGGACGACCAATCTTCCTTTAGTTTATAAATGATCACTCTACTCTCCTTTCATCCCTTTAATAAAAAATAACCATCGCTTCTTGCCTTGCTTATCGCCGAAGGCTGGGCTATAGGGCAATACCCTTAGAAGTTTAGCCGTCGATATGTCGCCCTCGCTCCACTTCATAGCCACGACGCAACCGGGCTTAACCACACGCATACATTCGCTCAAGCCTTTACTCAATGTATCTTGCCAACTGTCCTTGTCGAGCTTGCCGTACTTCTTCGCCAGCCAACTTTTCTCACCGCAATTCACGAGATGAGGCGGGTCAAAAACCACAAAGTTGAAGCTATCGTCTAAAAACGGCATACAGGTAAAGTCCAGTATTACATCCGGAGTAATGTCCAGAGACCTAAACTTGCCCCGATCAGTCATAGAGACGGACTCTTGACGTACATCGCCATATATGACGAGCGGATGATGCTTGTCGAAGTAAAACATCCTCCCGCCACAGCATGAATCGAGGACTGTCTTGCCCTCCAGTTTACCCTTGATATAACCGCTTCTCAGCCACCGCCAAAGCCCAACTATCGTGTCGTGTGGCGATTGGCTTTTACTCGCCATCATCGTCCTTCGACTCACCGGCGCCGGACATCGCCCTACATCCATCCACGAGCTTATTCATAAGCATTGACGCCTCAGCCTCGGTTATCAACTCCTCCAGCTCGTCAATACTCTCCTCGAGGCTAAATCTCCCACTGTTCGACTTGCCCACTTTGTCCATAGTAAGTGCCTTATAGACAGCACGGGCGTGACATTGAAGCTCGTTAGCTATGGCGCACATCCCTACCAGGCTATGATTGTTGCTATGATCAGCTATTGCACATTCCAGCAACGTGCACGTAGCACTCATCGCTATGAGCAGTTGCTCCATGTCGCCACTGTCCTTATTTTCACTCATCATTCCTCCTTTCATTGACGATACAAGTATCATACCTCACCCCACCTTAAGACGCAAGCCCTATAGCATAGCCACATTTACATCAAGCTGTGGATAACTCACCGCAGGCATTAGCCGTCAAGTTATCGATATAGCTCGTCCCGTCAACATATGATTGATAGATAGCCTTGGCGTCTTCGGCAGTAGTAACGATAGCTACAGCGTAATTGAAGTGACTATGTAGCTTAGCGCAAGCTATCGATATATGGCGCAATCGCTCGGTAGCCCACGCCCCCGTTCGAGTCCGTAGCCTCACCCGCCCAAAGCCCACCTGCACAATCAGTAGCCCTCGATATTTGTCACTAGCGACAGGATATAGGGTAAAGCGATCCAGATAGTTGCGATAGACCCAGTGATACCTAGGCTCACCAACATAAAGCTGGGCTAACCGAAAAGACAGCACCCCGTCACCCAGGATGCCGTCTGTCGGCTTAGCAAAATCGTCATCATTCATATCACCATGATACTACTAGAAGTAGTGCGAGCAGTAGTAGCGATACTTACCAACATCAACCACAATCCATTGCAACCTGGAGAGGGAATGTCCCGAATGGGACACATACCCCTCAACTAGCCAGGCTGTGCTGATTACGCCCATATACTCAACATCAGACCTAGCCTTGTAAATCATCTCGCCAACCAGACCGATAGGGCGATGTGACTTGACCAGCTCCTGCAATGTCTCGGTAGTCTCGTAAAACTCGTTACGTTTTAGGCGTTTATAGTTGATTGACCACCAGTTATCGACAGCGTCCATGCATTGAGCTATCCGACGCCGTACAATGATACTCATCTCATCGTTAGCCAGCCTATCCGAGGCAAACTTGATATTGGAGGAGCGTACCGACGCCACTAGTCGTCTCCTAAGTCCATCCGCTCGTCGACCATCACCCCACCCGCTAAGCTGAAGCGAGCAACGTAGCGACTGTCGTCGATATTGAAGATAACGAGATAGTAGGGCGTATTCGCCGACTCGACCCCGGCTACATTGTCGGCAATATCAACATAATCGATATTACACTTCTTAAAATCGTGAAAAGTGTCGGCTGTATTTATCCCAACCCAGTCCGAGTGAGCCATGACTTGGCGCAGGCACTTCTCGATATACCATTGATTGTCCGACTTGTCATCGCCAACTTTCTTTAGCCATGTTTTAAGCGCACTCGACGCCAGCTCTCTAATCTTACTAGTCACCGACTCGTCAAACATCGCTACCTTCAAATCAGCTTCCATGACTACTGCTCCTCCTTTGCTTCTCGGAGAGCCTTTTTATGCATCTCACTATATTTAGCTTGGGTTTTACGCAGGTCGTTCAGCTCCTTCAGAAAGTTATCGGCGACAGCCTTCATCTCAGCGTGAATAAGGGCGTCATAGACTAACCCGCCATAAATAACCATCTCGGTGGCTACCGCCAGCATCCCCTCGTGAAATGTGGCGCTCTGGTCAGAATAGTTATCGCAACTAGCCTCTGCCATGGCGTTTATAGTGACGACAGCTATCCCAAGCCTCGCCGTATCACTAATCATGTCAGCCAGGCTCGATAGCCCCTTATTGCCATCGATTGTCATTGTCATTTTCATACTATTTACCTCCCTGCTCCGCCCATACGTTCGGCGAGCATTTTATCTAACTTCTCGTATTCGGCGGTGGTAACGGGTTGCGACCCCTCCGAGTACATTATTTGTCCGTCTTCGCTCCGACTAGGCACATCCTGCCAAGCCATCCACGAGCCACCCGAGTCGCTCGACAGAGTAAACCAGCTCCCGCCATGTCGGTAAGGTGAACCGGGCGACCGCTTGCTGAAGTACTTCTTCCGCCAGCGCCAAGCCACTACCTCCTTCCCATCTTCAAGATGAACGACAGGCTCGAGCTTACCAATCACCGACTACCTTCTTTGACATAATCATCACGCATAAAGTTCTCAAACTCCAACGCCCTGATTAAATCGTCCATATCGTCATGAGGGCGAGTATCGTCAAAGACTTTGTGCCGACGCTCAATCTCCCGCTTTGTCCGACGAGACTTCCCTCTATGTTGCTTCAAAGTAAATCTTGAACCGAGATAGCCGGCTACCTGTGACAGCCAACTTGGCTTGGGTAGCTTGGCTAACCTTCTTGTTGCTTTTACTCGTAAGCCCTCCTCTTTAAGTAAACCGCTACACATACACATTACTCCACGAACAACGCCCCGACAGCATGGATAGCTAATGGCGCAAACAGCGCAATTATCAGCCCCAGGCTAATCTTTAAGCCGACAATGTCGGACTTCAGAAAGTAATCATCGTCTCGCTCGATAACCACCCGTCCCCCAACTCGGTGAAAGTTGAGTTTACTGCTTCTCATCATTCCTCCTTTCATTTGATGATACACACACTATATCTCACCCCACCCCAAGACGCAAGCCCTATAGCATAGCCACATTTACATCAAGGTGTGGATAACTCAGTCTCAGCGCACTTAATGTCTTTAGCTCGCCCCAGACGGGCGGGGCGCTCGGTGGTAACGTCCCAATAAAGCGAATAAGTAGTGTCGCCAATGTTCAGTATTAGGATGATATTGATATTACTATTCTTGATGTCGTGGGCACATATCACCCGATACCAGTAGACGACAGGCTTATCCACCCCATGTCGAAGCACGCCCTGTTTAATAATGCTATTTGGGCTAACCGTCCACCCCACGTATTCACGCACCACATCTTCAGTCACCCAAACGATATCATTCTTTGAGGCGCTAAACATGTCAGCGTTAATGGACTTAATCGACTTATAAAGCGACCGATTTTGACTAATCGCCTGCCACATGATCCGTCGCACTGTCTCGCTGTCTAACGAGCCTGGCAGGATATATGCACTATCACGTTGACGACGTGACTTAGCTCCGCCCTTGCGCCCCGCTATCCGAGCCTGCTCAGGGTCGGAAGCGAAGCCACGGGGCTTGGAGTGATAGCTCGAACCGCCGAGCCGACCTACTCGCTTAAAGTAATCATCGCCGTAACGCTCCCTCATCGTTTTGAGCGCTTTAGCTCTTCCTTCAGGTGTCTGCATAATAACCTCCTCTCCCTCAAACTACCGCCGACGCCACGGCATCAAGATAGCCTTCATAAAGCCGATAGATTGCGCTAAAATCACGCAACCGAGCACCAGCACTAACACACAAAACGCTAAATAGATAGCCAGCCCAACCTTGACCGCCCCATTGACTTTATTGCTCTTTAATTTAGCCATTATCTCTTTACACTTGGCTTTCACTTTATCTTTCATGTCTTCTCCTTTCTTAGTAAATATCCTCTAAATAAACAGGGTCGACGAATACCTCGCCATGCTTACCGCCGTCCATGTCGTAGCAGACCCTACCGCACTCCACTCCATCTACACCCCAAACAGTGTGATAGGTGGCATATAGCGGATCGAAACGGTGGTGTCCAGTCGGTTTATTCTTGTCGGCGGGCTTGTAATAGTCCAAGACCACACCGCCGACACTAGCCTCCCGCTTGACCGTAAAGCCCTGCCGACGTAGCCGATAGGTTACCAATTCCTCGACCTTCTTAGCCGTCGCCTCCACATCGATAACCACCTGGTAGTCAGTCGCCGAAGAGCGGAGCCCCGGATAGTTCTTGGCGAGATAGCGACGTAAAACGCTATTTAGGCTTGACCGATTAGATCGGCAATCAAGCGGAGCGGTCAGAGACACCTCAGCCCCATCGTCCAACTTGACGATATACCCGGCTATGGGCACTTTAGTCACCCGACTTTTCTTCCTCATGGACAAGGCTCGGGTTATCCTCACAAAGCTTAAAGCCGGCTATCATCCTGTCAAAGTACTGGTTAAACCGCTCTACTTTAGTGCGCTCAGGGTGACGACTTCGAGCCGACAGCAACCTATGGGCGTGAGCGACGTAGTCCGTAACGGCAACATCGACGCTTTGCCGTATGTCTTCCACGATATCGCTCGGCACGTCATAACCGCCCTCCTTACGCCCCACGGTCGGCAATGAATTGCGGATCGCCTCAATAACCGAGACGACGGCATCGTAAGCATCCTCGTCAGCCAGCGTAATCTCCCCATCGTAGTTGTAGTCGGTGTAGATCAGCTCGCAAATCTCGTTGAGACTACCGTAGCCCACCACGACTTCCTCCTTCGTCTGCCGATTGAAAGCTATCAACTGATAGACGACGCCCTTATTTTTACTCATCATTCCTCCTTTCATTGATGATACGGCGATTGTAGCAAGACGATACCGCTTTGTCAAATCCCGAGCTAATTCGGGGCGGGCAAAAAGCAATCTCGTGAATGCTAAGACCTACCCTCCCACAAAACACCCCCTCAGACCGCACCAGAGCCTCTGTGTGACGTTTTAGCCCCAAAGTAGGGTAAATACCCATCTTGGCTATAAAAACGGCTAGAAAGTGCCTCAGAATGCGTCTAGTGGCGTTTTTAGTGGTCATAAGCCAACCTTCGTTCTCGCCTCATCGTTGCTCAAAGCCTCATCCCTTCTCTTGATAGCCCTGGCTTTACCCTCTAGAAATCGCTTCCTTAGCTCATCCATGTCCAGCGGGACAGGAGCTTCATCCTGATCTGGCTTATCTGTTTTCTCGGGTGTCGGTTTAGCATCGGGATTGGGAGCAGAGTCGGGGGAGGCAATAACCAGGTCGTCGTCCTCTTCCGCCACGGTATACCCCCGCTCCGACCCGCCGTAGCGGGGAGCGCACTGCTCAAGCTCACGTTGTTGCTTCTCTTCCCACCAGGTCATAGGGCGTTCACTCCTAGGTGTCATGTTTGCTAATCGTTCGACAATCTCGGCTGAACGGCAGATGTAGTCGATGTCCGCCTGCCAGCCACGGTCATTGTCGCCACGGTAGAAGTAGTCCTGGCTAGCGTTGCGGATAGCCAGCTCCAGCTGGTCTTTACCGCAATCCTTCAAACGTCGCCTAATCTTCGTTTGCCGACCGGGCGTCAATTTACGCTCCGAAAGCCCAAAACAGCTAAGCCATAAATTAAATATGTTGTCAACCTCTCCTTTTTCATCATTTTTGTCTTTTTGCCCCACACAACCCCCCATGGGGGGGTTTAGGGGGGTTATATCTTTATTATCTTCTTTATTATTATATATATATGTATCGTTTTGAGAAATCGCACATTCTGCGATTGTTGGTTGCACATTCTGCGATTGTTTCGGACAAAAAGAAATGTCATTCTTTGTAATTCTTCTCACTTGACAATCTTTCTCAATAATGTCGTCACATACTTCATAAACTACCCTATTGTTGCTATAGCCGACCTTCTTAAAGTAGCCTAGCTTGATAAACTTAGCCCTCGCCTTTTCAACTGCCGACTCGCTTATACCCAAGAACGATGCTGTCTTCTCGACCGACTCGTAATAGCGATGATTACCGAAACTCATCGCCCTAGCCAATACCACCTTCTCGGCTAAGCTGAACTTATCACACGCAAAAAGCGATTGTGGCGTTAATAGATAGTTTTGCTTATTTTGGCTTGACATATTACCCTCCTTATTCTTTACCATAGCCCGCACTTAAAAATGGCGACGTACGTACGCACTCGCCCTCTTTTCTCAATAAGTTTCAAATAACCATCCTCCTCGAGCCGACGCCATGCCTCTTTTACGGTGCTGACGCCTAAATAAAGAAAACTGGCGACTTGCTCAGCCGTCTCGCTAATCTGGTCGTGCTGGCAATAATAGAAATAGACAACTTTCTGGTTACTTGTTAGATAATTGTCGTAAAGAATGGTGGAGTCGAAAGTATCAACATGAAATCTTGACTTCTCACCTACATCTGGTACAATAAAACCAGGTGTATTTTGATCTGCGGTCATAATGATCTCCTTTCAAAATTAGATGACTCGCACCTATAGTATACCTCTTCTTGATTAGAAGGGGTATATTTATTATTGTGATATTACAGACGTAAGTACTGTTGCACAGCCGTAAGCGGTCGAATGACTAAGCGTATTGTAAATACGTCGCCCGGCTGGGATAGCCCCTCTAAATCAGAAGGGCTATTTTTACTACCCTAAAACACCATATCATCAGCAACGATGTTCATCTCGTGTCCGATAATACTACTGACAATATCGCTCAGCGCCGAAGCAGAGCCAAACTCGTAATCAGCCACCGAAACAGTCTCACTTTCTTTGAGATATAGGACGTTACGGCAAACGTTATCGTAAAGCGCATCGGTCAGAGCTAGACTGAAAATCACTCGCTTTTGTTCGGGCAATAAATTATTCTCGCCCACTGCTCGACACTCTCTGTCTAACTTCTCGTGAGCCTTAGCCTTAGCATCAGCCACCAGCTCGTCCCAGTAAGGCAGATAGTGCATAGCTCGCACGCCACGTTCGCACTTGGCGTAAACGACCTCGTCGTTATCATCCTGCGTGACCGCCCCGGCTAAATCCTGCCAGGTAAGATAAGCAATCATAGTGTCAATCGTGTTGCTTAAAGTAAGCCGACCGTTACGCTTGCGCCATATCTTAACGGCAATACGTTCTTTATCAAGCATGTCCAGTAACGCCCAATAAGCATCGTCGCTAGCATCTATGCCCGCCCGCTTAAACAGTCGCTTGACCTCATCGCTAGGCTTCAGCACCTCATCGATGACCACGCTATTATGTAGCACGGTGTAGCCCTTCATGAGGTAATAACCGATTACCTCGCCCTCAATTCGTTTTAGGCACTCATAGTCAGCTACTCGGCTGATAGCATTCCTTAGGTTTTCATTAACTCTCATCATTCCTCCTTTCATTTGATGATATGGTTATTATATATAACCTCATATGAAAACGCAAGCCCTATGATAGGTAATAAATACATCAATAAATAGCTTGCCAATAAACCGCCACCGTGATACTTTCATTAAAGGTATCCGTGTAGGGTACACACCTTCTAACTTCTATACCCCGGCTCCACGCCGGGGTATAGTTATTTACTTAAATAACGTGACTTGATAACATGAAGCCATAGCACCGTAACAGCTTGTCTCGTTCTACTACATGTCACCACATACATTCAGATAGTTGTGTAATCTACAGTTGCTGTGCTCGCACGTTTAAGGCTAGGCTATTGTTGTCTGTATCGCCTTGGTTTTCTGGGTTTGAGCCAAGGCACAATAGCCTAGCCACCTTGTTTTGCGATATAATACTAACGTGATTAGGGTCGCATATTCTCTAATCACTACTCATCATTGCAACGCCTGTTGTCATGAGAGTGTCTCCTTTCAAGAAGCCTCGCCTCCCACCCGGCGGGGCTCTTACCTTTTATAAGAGAGGGTGCTATAATAACCGTAACTAAGAAAGGAGCAAGGGTGGCTAAGTTCACTAAACAGACTATTCGACTGAGGCTGAAAGACGTCAAGTTAAACAAGAATAACCCACGTCACATCACTAAAGATAAATTAGCTAAGCTGGTCAAAAGCATCCGAGAGTTCCCCGAAATGACGGGCATACGCCCAATCATCGTCGACGAGGACAATATCATCCTGGGTGGTAATATGCGCTATCGAGCGCTGAAACAGCTCGGCTATGAAGATATAGAGGTTGTCCAAGTAACGGGGCTAACTGAAGAGCAGAAGAAAGAGTTTATCGTAAAGGATAACCTGCCCTATGGCGACTGGGACTGGGATGAGTTAAGTAACAGCTGGGACGTGGCGACCTTGGAGGACTGGGGGCTGGATATTCCCGATATGCCAGACCAGGGAGAGGTAGAGATTATTGAAGACGCTCCACCGACAGTATCGACTGAAGCACCCGTCAGTAAGCCTGGCGAAGTGTACATGCTGGGGCGACATAGGGTGATATGTGGCGATAGTACCGACCACACCATTATCGATAAGCTAATGGACGGACAGCGAGCCGACCTATTGCTCACCGACCCGCCCTATGGCGTCGGCTATGTCGGTAAAGCTAAAAAGGTGAGTATTGACAATGACCAGGTTGATAGTGAAAAACTGGAGGCGTTTTTGAAGCAAGCCTTTAGTGAGGCGAACAATCACCTCAAGCTCGGCGGAGCATTCTATGTGTTTTACGCTTCGTCGATGGCAAGAGAAGTGAGGCAAGCTATAACGGCGAACGTTGGGTTGCACATCACTCAAGACCTGGTCTGGGTCAAAAATCACTTAGTACTATCGCACAACGATTACCACTATCGGCATGAGCCGATTATTTACGGGTTTAAGGAGGGGGCATCGCACTACTTCATCGCCGACCGCTCGCTTACAACCGTATATGACAAGATAGACGATATCGACTCAATGAGCGCAGACGCCTTGAGGGCTCTGCTAAAAGGGATGCTGGAAACACTACCGCAGACGGTTATCAAACACGATAAGCCGAATAAATCGCTCGACCACCCCACCATGAAGCCCGTCGGGCTAATGGCATATCTGGTCAATAACAGCACTCAATCCAATGAGCTAGTGCTAGACCCATTCCTCGGCAGTGGATCAACCTTGATGGCTTGCGAACAAATAGGTCGAACATGTTATGGAGCTGAACTATCACCTGAATATGTAGATGTGATACGTAAGCGGTGGTGGAAGTTTAGAAACAATGACGACGAAACGGGCTGGCAGGAGAATACCCCGGCTGGTGTATAATGAAAGAAAACAACTCGAGAAGAGAAAGGAGAGGGCAGAATGTCACGCAGTAAAGCTGAAGTCAGAGCTTGGCTGAGAAACCAGGTCGGCAAGAAGGTAAAGGATGAAAGCAATCATGACCTGGACGGTCAGTGTGTTGCTCTGATAAAAGCACTCTTAAACTATCTCGGCGCACCTAACCCCTGGAAAGCAAGAGGTAACGCCAAAAGCGTCATTAACGCATATGTAGCCGACGGGGTAGCGCAACGTGGCGATGGCTGGCTAAGAGTATGCTCAAACAGCAATATGGGCAATGGTTATGGACACGTCTGGATTGACTTAAGAGGTGAGACCAACTTTGAGCAAAACGGGCAACGCCCCCTAATCACTACCGAAGGCACTCGCCCAATCGGGCAATGTATGCAACTAGCATCCTTGGATAAGTGGGTGGTGGAGCGTCCAGTGGCTCAAGCTCCACGGCAAGACCTGCCAAATGGGGTAATCTCTCAAAATGGGACATTCCATGTAGAAGTGGATGGGCTGAGGGTGAGGAGTAATCCTGATACTAACGGCAACAACGTAGTAGCCACCTACAACCGAGGACAATCAGTGAATTATCAAGGCTACATAGACACTAACGGCTATCGCTGGGTAGTTTATAAGGCTAATAGCGGTAACTGGCGCTATATCGCTAGACGAACACTAGACGGTCAGATTATATTCGGGCATTGTAACTAAAAGGAGGGCAACAAGATGATAAGCGAAATACTAAAGCAGACACCGGCAATCGCTATTGCAACAATAACAATTGCTTGTATAGGGGCAACGGAGTTTATTAAACGATGCGCTAAGAATGATATCGAGTCGGCTATTACAATTTTAGCCTCTGCCTCTATCGGGGTAGCTATCGGAATAAACCTCGGCATCTCTTGGCATATAGGGCTTGTATTAGGGCTAGCGGGCAGTGGGCTTATTACGGGTATCGATAAACTCTCTATCACAGAGCATAAGCCTGATGAAACTAAACCAAAAGCCACCAATGTGGAGCATAAGCCTGATGAGCCGATATCGTATGAACAGCTCGTCGAGGCGGTGTGCCAACTGAGCCAAAAGGAGCTACAACTGCTATGCCAGCAATGGCTCGAGACCAACTACAACATCAGCCTACTTGACGCCGACGTCGCCACATATGACGACTGGCTCGCATACTTCAAGACGATGCCAAGCGCTCGCCTCAAGCTCATCTTGCAGACAGGCATGCTGAACGTCGAGGCTGAGGCCGCTTTGCGTCGCTGGCACGACATCATCACGCACCCGTACCGCATGGACAAGATATACCAAGCCGGGCTTAAGGACGTTGACAAAGTGGATATTGTTGCTCTAGCTAAAGAAGAGGGCGGGCAGATGAAAGTGCTCGAGGCAATGAGAGACCGGATAGCTAATCAGCTACAGCGAGGGGTGGGCGCTAGAGATACGGCACTATTAACAAAAGAGCTGGGCAATATTCTAAGCCAGATGACAGAACTAAAACGCCGACAAGCGCCGGATGGCGCAACTAAACTAGGGCAACTGCTAGCCAAGCGCAACCGCCACGCCCATGTGAGAAAAAACAGCATTGACGCCCGGGTGAAGACCAACAGTAGTAGCCCTTGACAAGACACCTAACCGATGCTGATAAACGACCGCACCAGCGCCCGCCTAAGCCCCGATAAAAAGCAAAGACACATAAACATATAGCCCTAACGCTAACCCCTAATGTCGCACAATAATAAGATAAAGGGCGTAAAGAAGCCCCGCCCAGACGGGCGGGGTGAGAGGGGCTAGGCAGTTTTGCGCCGACCACGCCCATCCAGCTCATAGCCGGCAACCAAGTCATTGTAGATTTGAATAATTCGCGTTTTACCGGCGAAAATCTGAATCTCTTCAGTGTCGCTTAAGTCGTGGTAGAACTCGCGCCGCTTCTCACCAGTAAACACATCATACGCCTTGGCGTTACTAGCCTCACGGGTGTGATTTGACACCCGATAGCGCTTATTGTTTAGAGTAAAATAGTAACTATCACTACTACTGCTCTGGTCGATGTTGTGCAACCGACAGAATTCATCCACCTCAGCCATTTTCTGAGCAAATTCCCGCTTGGCGCCGGCGCTTGGTCGCCACTTATAAAAGTAACTCATGTCAAAACCTCCTAACTATTAACTTTTGACATTATTAGTATACCGCGCCCCCCCGTAAACGCAAGCCCTAACCACACATAAAACATAGTAATTATGACATCTGCCTGTGGATAACTAGACTACTACTACTACTACTACTACTACTACTACTACTACTACTACTACTACTACTA